TGAAATGGCAACCCAAGTAAAGGGCTTTCAATTCTATGGTATCCACGCACAACACTGTCTTCTTCTAATCCTAGTTGTTTAGCTACACGCATAGGTACATAAAAAACTCCATCAACAATAATAGGTTTGTCAGCAGGAGTACCCATTAACACTGTATTTAAAATACCACTATTAAGAGAAGCTCTAAAATTATCAACAGTTCCTTGCATTTCTGTCGGCCATTTCTCTGTGTTACCTATATACAAACCATTATTTGTTTTTTCTATTGTACCATTCTGCACCAACTCAAATATATCTTTAGACACTTGGTCATCAACATTATATCGAGCCGCATAAGTCACTTCAAATTGAGTGAGTTCTTTAATGCTTCCATCCCCATCCTTGCCTGCTTTGTAATTATTGCCACCATGTTTGCGAACAGCAAGATCAATAAGAGTGTGAACCCTTGCCATGCTATCCATCTGTTTAAATATTCTAGTTGCAGGTGCAAGCAAGTTAGCTATGTAAAAAGCGTTCTTAGTTTTATCAGCGTACTTATCATAAAAGCCTTTAGAGAATGGATTGTTAGCGAGTTCCTCAGTCATACGCAAATGACTAGAACCAGTAATAATATCTAGTATTTCTCCTGCTATTCTACCTTCTTCAGCATTCATTTTAATTCTTTTGTCACCTGAGTAAACGTCTTTAAGCACAGCTTTAATCACGGGCATGTCATGCTCCATAAGAATTTTAGCCATATCAGGTAAGGTTGAAAACCCTGCACTACCTAAGTAATTTAATTGAGCCGCATCTCTCATAACTTTAACGGCCATCATATCCCAAGCCGAAGGGTCTTTACGCATAACAGAACCAACAACTCTATCGTACATGTGTTGGTAATTCATGCGAACTTTGTCTACCTCTGCTGTATCAAAGCCTTTGCCATACATTTCAATGTCAATGTCTTCCATAATTTCGTCTAGCTTTTTACTGTTGTGCTTTACAGCAAACTCATAACGTGGAGCAACACGAGTGGTATAGGCTTTCATTACAGCCGTTGGATCATTAATTATAAAATCAAAGACTAGCTTATTAGGGATATCAAGTTGCCTATGTTTAAAATGCTTTGACTTCCCCATGCCAAAGTAAGAAACATTTTCACCAGTAACATCTTTTTCTGCAATACCAAGTATTTGATCGACTGCATTTTTTGCACGTTGAGTTATATCTATTGGGTTTAAACTTGTATCTTTAGTTACAAACTTACCATCAACAAATTTAGTAACGGAAGGATTTTTTTCAAACCAATCGTATAGTATCTTTTCTAACTGTGGTCTGTTAGCTGTTATAGCTTCTCTATCCCAGTAACGAGCAAACATAACGTCATCGTTTTTAGACTTCATAGGCTTGGCTTCATCAAGTTGTTGCTTAGTTAAAGTCATTTCGTCATTTAACCTAGCTCTTTTTTTAAGCAAACCTTTGTATTTTTTAAACAACCAATCTTTTGTGAATGGATTTTTCCTTGGCAAAACAAAGTTATCAATATCAGTTTGAGTCTTCTTTAAGTTTTGTATTTGTTTAGATGTTAATCCTTGTGCCTCTTGCATACTTAATAGTTTTCTTTCATACACATAAAGATTATTAAGCACGTTAGTAAATTCATACTTCTCAGATTCCATAACTTTAATTTCTTCATCAAGCTCTCGAACCTGCAAGTCTTTATATAATAATTGTTTTTCAAAAAATACTTTGTTACCTATAAGGCCAACGTCTTCAAGACGTTCACCCCATGTAGTCCAAAATTTACTCATAACCTCATGAGCTTCTTTTTCTACATCAGTTAAATTTCTATCTTGCTTCACGTACTTTTCATTAATACCTTTAGCCCAATCTTCAAATCCTTGAGGGCCACCTGCTATGTCCATGAACTTACGTTGCCCTTGATTAGTTGCTCTACCAAAAATCCCCATCAATTGATCTAATGCTTTAACCCATTCTCCGTTACGCATTGCCGCCATTTGATAGACAGAGTTACCTTTAGATATACCAAGCTTATGAGCCATATTTGCTACCCCACTATCAGAAGCAAGATCATACATATATTTTTTAATTGCATTAGGGTACTTGCCTTGAACAATAGTTTTGTAAGGAGTGGCTAAGAACTTTGTGTAAAACCAGTTATTAGTAAACCAACTATCAGCTATCTTATATCCATCAAACGCATCGCTTTTATTATTTCTTGCGTCTTCAATTGTTCTAAGATTTATTTCAGACTCAATTTCTTGGTGAGATTTTTTGCTTTTCATATAAGACTTTATTAAATTAATAATTCCCAAGTTAGGAATTGTCTTATCTAAGTCTTGTTCTTTAGCATGTTTACCAAAACGTATTATTTCGTAATCGCCTTTAGCAATCTTAATGTCTTCCATAACTACAGTTTCACCCATAACTTCGCTTTTTTTATTAGCAGGCAAAGCTTTAGATTTAATCTTAAACACAATAGAATCATCACCACCTACTGAATTAGGATCACGCTTGCCACCAAACACAATATCTTTTGCACCAGTGTAGGTAATAGCATTGTCCATATCAGATGTAAGAGAAACCCCTATTTGTTTATTCCCAACAAAATCATCAGGTGTGGCTTTTATTATTAAGTTTCCTTTTTCATCTATATAACGATCTAATGTTCTTTTGCCTCTAATAGGCATATCGTTTACTGGATTAACCCCGTCAGGGAATGTAGTCTTTTCATTAGTCCCGTGGTAAAAAAATTCAGGGCCATCTATTGCTTCATCACCATACAAAGTTTTCTTTTGAACATCATTTAATTTACTTATAGTTAAAGGGCTAACTTCCCCAACCTCTTTCCATTCATCCCATAAGGCTTTACCTTCAGGAGTTTTAAGCAATTCATCTTTCATTTCATTAATTCGAGATTTAAGCTTCTCCATTTTTTTAGGTAAGATTTCATTTGCCGCATTTAAAGTTTCTTTAGTTTCAGCACCATGTTTACGTTTCGCTTTATTAATTCCATCGCCTGCATCTAATGTATCTAAATCATCAAGTATTGTTTCGTCTAAAGCTTTCTTTACTTGCTGTTGGTGGATGACAGTTTTAGCTGTAGCGTTTAATCTTCGTGCCGCAGGTATAGAAACGGCTGAGCCAATGATACCACCTGCAATTGTAGCCATGCCTATATTCATAGCGACTTCGCCCTCTGTATTTTCAGGATCAAAAGGAGCACGAATAGCTTCAAGTCCAACTTGAGTTACACCAACACCTGCACCAGTGGCTAATCCTCTACGAGCAATTAATCCACCCATTGATCTCGCACCTGCTGTTACAAATCCTGCACCTGCAAAAGGGATTGCTAACAAATTAACTGGGTCTAATATTCCTGCAACTAAGTTAGCACCAAATCCAAATTCACTCATTGTTGCTCTTCGATCTCGGTTCTCATCAATAGCACGTTTAATATCATCTTCTTCTTCTTGGTTACGAGCCACAACTAAAGATGACTCATGACCTTCATATCCATCCATAGATGACAAGGCATTAAAGTTAGCGTCTTGTTCTGTGTTTCTATATTTGTGCCAACGATAAGCTGATTCTAAAATAGGATCGTATTGATAACCTATTTGCGATTGCCACAAATCGCCAAAGGTTGACTCAGCATCTAAGTCAACAACAAAATTAGAATCCACTTCAGTTGATTTTGTTCCTGATTGTGGACGAGAACCAACATTTCTTAATTGGGCTTGCATCCTTTTCTTTTCTTCTTCATCATCTTCAAAAGGATTTAAAATCATATCCATAGTATTATCCTAGTATCATTTCACTTACTACCATTGCACGTTCAGGAGTTTGTTTACTCCAACCAGTGCTTGTTACCTTACCTTTTCTATCAGTATTAAATAACATATTTTGTTTCGCTTCAAGCAAGAACTCTTTTTGTTTAGGAGAATTGAAAGAATGTTTTGATGCGTTCCTTATAGAATTCATAAATTTAGGCCACGCTTTAATACCTTTTGTTGACATCACATTTGACATATCTAATTGAAACCCAAAACTAATCATAGCAATTCTTGTTTTAGCAGGAAGATTGTTATAATCCATACCATCCCCCTTTAAAGCTTTTACCCATGTGTTCCTTACTGTTCTTACCCTTACTTTTAATACAGCCAATCCTTCAGATTTTGTTATAAACTCTTTGTTTTTAATTAAAGACTTTTCTTCAGACGTTAAAGAGGCATACTGCATTCCATAACCAAATGATTTTAAAGTTGCTTTTGAGCCAATTTGCATATTGTCTGATATTAATTTTGAAGTAAATCCTTCAGCAACTTGTAAATAAGCAGTCGCATCAGCAGATACGTTAACTGCATTATTATCATAATTTTTTGTTATTGTAGCTGAATGGTTTGAAGATATTATTTCAGGAGAATTTCTTTCGACCTTTTCTTTTATCAAGACTTGTTGTTTTTTTATTAATTCTTTTGTACGTTCTACATTAAATCCTGATGTTTCAATTTTAGATTGATACTCTTCAATCATTGCGTCTAACTTTTGATCGTAAGTCATATCGCTTTTATTATTTAATCTTTCCAAAGTGGCTTCATCAATAGTAACCTCTAAAAAATTATTAGGATCTGTAGGGTCTAAAACATAACTAACTTCAATTTGATCCCCCACTTTTTTTGTTGTTATTACTTTGTAAGTTTTATTATCTTTATCTTTACTTACTGGCATTAGATACATTGGCACTTTATCTCTGTCTTCATATCGAGAAGCTTTAATAACACCATTAACAGACCTAGGTATAGAGTTCTTTCTACCAGATGTGTCCCCAAGAGTTTGTCCTTCTAAATTAGAAGCATTAACTTCATTACCCCATACACCATTAGAAGGTAAATTCATTCCCCACTCTTGTAATAAAGCAATTTGCCCTTCCACACTAGGAACCCATTTACTTAATGCGTGCATACTTCTATAAATACCCTCGTCATCTACAAACCCACCCAAGCCTGAAGGAGAGTAAACTATACTAGATGAAGCGTATCTTCTTTCTATTTCTTCTTTGTATAACTTTGTAAAATCCTTTTCATTTTTTGCATTACCAGTTGCAATTAAATTATCAGCCCAATCAGCCATGTCTTGATTAATGCGTGTGTTAGAAAATGCTTTGTTTTGCAATTGCATAACGCTTGTGGGTCTATTCTTTAAATTAGAATCATCTAAATAAGCAGTCTCTATGTTTTTAAAAAAGGTATCCTTTTCATTTTGCCTTACCTTTCCATCATTAAAGGTTACTAATTCTGCTAGAATGTCAGCCGTAGCACGTTCATCATCTGCATTATTTATAGCGTACTTTATTTTATTCATGTATTCTTCATTAACATTTGAGCCAACAAGATAATCTCCGCTTACAGCGTTAACAGTCTTATCCATACTTAATTTATTAT